CCATAGGCCAATGGTTTAAAGCACCATCTCGACTTTACTTTGACTTTAAGTAATTCACAATCCACCATTGACTTAGACCGGTCTGATCTTTTGTCATGGACTTGGTATAACCAAGAAAGTCTGGCATGAGGTCGATAGCTTCACGTGCAATTTTATCCACGCTGTCCAAGAAGCCTGGAATATCTATCCCCAGTCGATATTTATCCCTTTTCATGCAATATTCTGCGAATTGGTCACGTAGAGGATGATACTTCACATTCTCTATGATGGATAGTTGTCGCAGAGCTACCATCTTTGGACCCCAGACCTCGGGATCATAGTACCGCTCTTGTTCACACAGCCTGCCTAAAGCCCGGTAGGTTGAGTAAACCCCTGCGCATACGCCGTCGACGCGATAATTTTGATGATGCCAACGTCTTAAATATACGCAGTCATGTTTGCTCGCGTACTGCTTGTCTGGATTCATCTCGAGACCATGGCTAGTATACGATCGCACTACATCTTCCACAGCTATGCCAGGATAGGTGAGTACACCATCATCTCCTAAGCACTGTGAATTTGGGTTAAGTTTGGCGTTATGGCGTTGAGCAGCTTCATACTGCAAGGCTCGATGCGCTAATGTTTCATCAGCATTGGTTCCGCCTGAACCTGAGCCCATTCCGTGTTTCCCGGTGCGTATTTTGCCATAATCATACGCAAGAGGTATTTCATATTTAATGGGAAACACCTTCTCCAACCACCTACGGCTATCCGAATCGTCGGTAAACAAAGAAGCGAGGATTGTTTTCGCTGCACTCTGCAATGCCGGATTGAAGTGTTGGTCAAATTTGGAGAAGTCGGTACACACAACTAGGTCGTCAGCCCCCTTAGTGTCAAACATTCGAGTGACTCTTCGGTCGACCGATTCCATGCTTACCCAAGCAGGAACAAGATCAAAACGCTGGCACGTTTCAATCAATGGCTGGTATACCTGTAATTCGCAAATGTTAACGGCAAAGGGAAACATCCACACAACCCTCTGTTTAACGTCATCATCTGCAGGTCCGCCTTCTTGTCCACGCCATCCCAAAACTGCACAAATAGCCCACTCTGTACCGTCAAGGACTTGACTATAGATGTCCACAGTGCAGGGAAGTGTTTTGGAGACTACCAATCTCCTTTTGGTGAAGTAGGGTGAACCAGAGTTTGTGGATTTCTTCATTAAATCCACGGTCTTCTGTTGGGACCTAACGCGCAGCCCCTTACTACGGGAAAACTCGGTAATTACAGCTTTAACTGCACGCGCATCCAGTTCCTCAGCTGGGAGGAGAATCCCTTTGTAATAAGCCTCAATGTCATCCATTCTATCAGACAGCGGTTTCATGATTGACATCGGCCCGACCTTCGCTGCAAGGTCATTTTCGAATTCTACAAGAGTAGGCCATTCTTTCGACAATGTGTCAAGAGTTGGCTTCCACCCTTCTAGAACTTCCTTAAGTGACTGCCCTTTGGCAAAGGTAGTCCTGTACTCCTCAGGTTGTCCACGTCGTACTATGTCAAAATACGACCGTAATCCTGGGTTTGGCAAGTTAAAGAACTTGCTAAAATTAGTTTCGATATTTTTAGGCATATCGATGACCTCCTTTCATAAAAATTTG